GCGTCGCCAGGTGCGCCTTGGTCCGGGGCGGCATGATCCAATACCCGGCCTGGACCACGATGTTCGCGGTCTCGAGCTTGAGCGGCAGGCTGCGGAGATCCGCCTCGATCTGCGCCGCAGTCGTTCCGGAGATTGCGTTGACGTTTCCGGCAACCGCCTGGTAGCGGATGCCGAGCGGAGCGAACTCGGTGCCCGCCCCCCTGAGGAAGCCCGCATCCTCGTTGACCGCGGTCTTCTCCCTCAGCCGCTTGACGACATAAGCCTCGAGGTTGCGGACGGCCGCGCCGCCGCGAGACGCGACATCCAGCAGCCGCCGGCTGATGACGCTCTCGATCACCAGGCGCTTGGGATCGAGCTTGATGTCGCCGAAGCCGAAGACGCCGGGCGTGCCGGCGGTGTTCTCGCCCAGCCACGACCCCGACGGCGCCGAGGTCTCCCTCGGAATGATCAGCGCCCCCGGCACCGACAGCACCTGAGGCTGCATGCGGCGGACGACCGTCATGTTCTCAAGGCCCTCGATGATGGTCTCGGCGAAGTCCGGCAGGCTCAAGGCGCCGCCGGTCGCGTAGTTGGTCAGCTGGTGCGTCGCCTTGACCACCGCCGCCGCTTCCTCGCCATAGGCTAGGGTCAGCCACTTCTCGGCATCGATCTGGCCCCGGCTATGCGCGACCATCATGTCGGCGACCATCCGGCGCACAGGGGCCATCTTCCGGGCCTCGTCGCCGCCCTTCGGGCTTGCCGGCACCGTGGCCAACGTTCCTTCCGGCGTCTGGCGCGGGGTTGCCGACTTGGCCGCGACCGTCTCGGCTTCCTCGGCCCGCTTCAGCTCGTCGGCGAGATCGGAGGCCTCGGCGCGCGCCGTCTCATACGCCTTGGTCGCCGCAGCGGCCTTGGCCTCGGCAGCCGGCTTGTCAGGCTCGGCCGCGGCGCGGGCTGCCGCCCTGGTCTCGGCGATGGCGCTGCTGGCAGCCTTCATCGCATCCACGGCCAGGCCAAGCGCCTGACGGATCTCCGGCACGGTCTTCATTCACGGTCTCCATTTCCTCATAGAAAAAGGCCGGCCGCGGGATGCGGTCGGCCTCGTGTCCCCTGCCCAGCGGAACGTCAGTGCCGGCGGTCAGCCGGCGGCGATCTCAAGGCACACGATCTCCAGCGCGCGGATCTCCTCGGCGTGTTTCTCATCGACGGCGAGGGTGTCGGCGACGACGCTATCCGGCACCGGTGGAGGCTCGTGATGCGCCGAGAGGACCCCACCGACCGCCCGCTCGATGATGAGCGCGTCGGGATTGGCGGGTACGGAGACGATGCTGAATTCGATCATCTCGCTTGCCGAGTACCGGCGCCCGCCCCAGGGGTCCTTGTCGTTCAGATCCGACCACTCCCTGGGGATGAAGCCGATGCTGACCGCATTGAGGACGCCCGCCTTGATCAGCCCGTAAGTCTCGTCAGCCTTGGTGCTGGTGCCGATCGGCGGAAACTGCACCAGCGCCTCCAGACGGCCGGAGACGACCTCGATCTCCACACAGCGTGCTACCGGCTCGTCGTGATCGTGCTGGCAAAGGACGATGGGATTCCGGCGATACTCGGTGAGGTCGATGCCGCCGACCTCGACCACATCGCCGACCCGGTCGACCGTTGGCGTCGAGACGACGACCCGGACCTGGCGCTCGCCAACCGTCTTGGCGACGCCGCCAGCAAAGGCGCGCATCTTCCGATCCGCCATCGAATTGCTCTCCTATTGCAGGCTCGACGCCGGTGGTGCCTCTGCAAGATCGATCATGCCATCGGCCTGTACCGCCGGATCGCTGCCACCGGGAGCCGTCACGCTCACCACATTGCCGTCGGCATCGACATAGGCGGTGTTGAGAGGCCGGGCGAAGACCTGGCCGGCACGCGTCGGATTGCGTCCCTCCTCGATCCGCCACTCGTTCGGCATCAGCGCCCCGGATTGGAACTGGGTGCGCATGCCTTCCTGCCGGGTCTTGAAGTCGGCCCGGAGCAGCCGGCGGACGTCGAACTCGACGTAGATGCCTTTCGGCAGGCGAAAGGCACGCTTGAACTCCGCCTCGAATGCCTCGAGCAGGGGCATCAGCGTCTGGTCGTAGTAGGCGCGGGTCAGCGCCTCGACGTTGTTGTTCGTCATCCGGTCGAGGACGCCGATCATGTGCAGCGGGACGCGATGGCCCCTGGCGATTTCCTCGATCGTCAGCTTCCGCTGCTCGAGGAACTGGGCGTCGACCGACGTCATCCCGAGCTTCTCATAGGTCATCCCCTCCTCGAGGATGACCGTGCCGCCGGCCTTGTCGGGTCCGGCGTTCCGCTGGTTCCAGCTTGCCCGCAGGCGATCGATCACCCCCTGGTCGGTCAGGCGACTGGGATGCTTGAGGACGCCACCGATCTGCGCCCCGTTCCGCATCATCGCACCGGACATTCTCTGGCCGGCGAGCGCGATGCCGATGTCTTCTCTCAGCTGCGCCAGCGGCGAGAGACCGATGATCCCGTCGAAGGTCAGCCCGCGCACATGCATGACGTCGTAGTCCGGCACCATGACGGGCACGTCACGGAGGATCGCGCTCTCCAGCGTTGTCCGCCTGGAGATCGCGTAGAACAGCCCCCCGTCCGTCGCCTCGTAGATCGTGACCGATCCCGGGTGCACCGGCCAGAGCCCGACGGGCCGGCCGCGGTCATCCCGCAGGATCACGGCGATGGCGTTGCCGCGAAATCCCAATGCCGCTCCCATCGCCATCAGCAGATTGACCGGAGTCAGCAGCCGGTGCGGTGCGTCCAGGATGTCATGGAGCGGATGGTCGACCAGTTCCGCCCGCGAGCCGTCCTCCTGCTCCCGCCAGACCCGCGGCCTTAGCTTGGCGATGTCCTCGGCGATGACGCGGACGCAGGCGTAGACCGCCGACACCCGCATCGCTGAAGCATCGGAGACGGCAATGCCCGCCGCCGTCTCCATCCCGCCAAGGAGGCGGGCGAGGCCGCCGGACGGATTTCCCGTGTCGCCGAGCGATCCCTTGAGGACATAGCCGGTCGCCGCCGCAAGGCGCTTCCAGAACGACATCCGCAGACCTCAGATCGTCAGGAACCCGGCTGGGCGGGCGGTCGGATCGTTGTAGATGGAGCCGCCAGCTTCAGTTGAGGCAGTGGCCGAGCCGACGGCCATCGCCAGCGCCACCAGCGCATCGATGCGCCCCGTGGCCCGGCGCTTGGAGAACCAGAAGTTCCCGAAGGCATCCCCCTCGGTCGAGGCGAACATGCAGGCCGCGACCAGAAGCGGGGTCCGCCTGAGCCGGATCCGTTGGTCGAGGATCAGCGCCTCCAGCGTCAGTTTGGATCCCGGCATCCAGAGGCCGCTGTCGCTGCCCTTCTTCTTGCCCCCTTGAGGGTGCTCGACGATCGGCAGCGTCAGGCCCATCCGGTCGAGCTCGGGCTCGAAGTGCCGGTTGAAGCCGTAGGTGTCGTAGGCCAGCGCCCGGATGTCATAGAGGCCGACGTACTCCGCCAGCCTTGCCGCGACGAAGTCGAAGCCGATGACCTTGCCCGGCGTCGCGTTCAACCAGCCGTCGCGCTCCCAGAGATCGTAGGGCGTCTGATCGCGGATCGCCCGCTCGGCCATCGTCTCACGCGGCGTCCATGCCTCGACCCAGGCATCGAAGGTGGTCCGCCCTCGATCGTCCCGCCCAGTCGGGACGACAAAAGCCATGGCCGTCAGATCCTGGGTCGCCGACAGATCGAGGCCGATATGCACCTCCCGGCCGGCGTGATCGGCCGGATCGAAATCGGCAAGGCAGGCCTCCAGGGCCGCGCGGCCCATCCAGGCGGTCTCGGCGTCCGTCCACATGCAGAAGTGGAGGCGGAGGATGTTGTTGAGCTTGCCCGGAAGGTCGCGCGCCTGCTTGACCGCCCGTGCCAGTTCCTCGACCGGCATGGTGATGCCGAGGAGCGGGTTGGCCTTGATCCAGCAAGTCGGGTCCTCCAGCGGATCGTCGTCGGCATCGAGGCCGCAGACGAACGAGAACGTCGAGTCGTCGATGACCTCGCCGATATAGGCTGGGTCCTTCTCGGCCACGCGACTGCCGGCGGCGACACGGACGCCGTGACGGTGCTCGGCCCAGCAGGCGGAGTTGCGATCGGAGCCGCTGTTGGTGATCATCAGCAGCAGCGGCTGGCGGCGCGACTTGAAGCCGCGTTCCAGCATCTCGATTACCCGGCCGTCGCGGTGCTCGTGGATCTCATCGCAGAGCGCGCAGCTCGGCAGCGGGCCCGAATGCCCCTCCTC